CGTTTATCTTTAGTTGCTGATAAAATAGTAGTGACACTTGGAACTTTAGCTTCTCCAACAAGATACTTTCTACCTGTTGTATCTGAAAATCTATTGTAATGTGTGTAGGGATATTTTCTAATTAGTTTCATCTTTATTTTTTACAAATGAAACATCTACTTCTTTAGTGGTTGGTTGTTCTTTTTCTTTCTCGACAGCATCGAGGATAGCTTGTTCTAGCGGGCCAATAGGTTTTCCCGCATCTTTGTCTGCTTTAATTAAATCGTAAACACCTTTTATAGTAGCCATTAGTAATCTTTTCCTTTCTTATATACTTTTGTGTTATAGAATTTTACATTAGGTTTGTCTAGCATTTTTAATCCACTTTGTTCACTAATATTTAATATATTGTTTTGTATTATTTTAATTCTTTCTTTGGCTTTTTCATTTGATAAGTCAGAAAATTCTGGAATATTTAATTGTCTTAATCCTGTAAATGTTTTACCTACTACATCTGCACCCTTTAATTTATTCAAAATTTTACCGGGATCTGCTCTTTCACCACTGATTTCATAAAAAGCTTCATTGGGTAATCTTAGTTCTTGGTTTTTTAAGTTATCTCCAAATCCTCTTACATCAAATTGTTCAGTTCCAAAACCTCCCCTACCAAAATCTTCCTCTCCAGGTATTGCTAGACTAATTATTAATGAATCATATTTATCTCTATTTTGATTATATTCATCTGTAATTTTTTTAATTTGTGTTGTATTAGGTTTGCCTGCAAGTTCCGCATATAATCTATTTGCATTTCCGGTAACTCTTACCCCACCAGTTCTTAACATCCAATCATACATCGGGCCAAAGTCTACACCGTTGTATCCTTCTTTAGTTAAAAAACCTACTCTTCTGTGTTCGGTATCTCTAAAGTTTCCACCTCTCATACTGAAATTCAACATCTTACCGTCAGGCATAATAAATCCTGCTTTACCAATATCCTCTGTTGTTCCAAATCTTTTTAAAGTTTTTTCAATTAATTCTAAATCTTTTTCAGTCTGTGGTAGATATATAGATGCTCCTGAACTATCTAAGTTTTTAACTTTAAATGTAAAACCATCTACTGTTGCAGTTTCAGATAATAAGTTTGCAAAATTTAATGCATCTTGCATTTTTAAATTTGATCCAAAATCTAATTCAAACCCCACATTAGCACCTTCAAAATCACTAGGGACACTTTCAGCTACAAATGCTGCATCTTGATCAAACGCTTTTGCTCTTTGTTTTACTACATCGCCAAATTTATCTAAATTAAAATCTGGTTTTACGTTTGCTTCAATATCTAAACTTCTTTCCACCATATCTCCATAAGCACCAACAGTGTCGCCAATTTTATAATTAACCACTTGATCATCTTCTTCAAAGAATTTCTTAATAGGTATTGCTAATTTACTTTGTTCTAATATTCCTGGAACAGTATCTTTTTGCGCAGATACTCCTGCAGTGATATCTTTTATTTGTTTACCACCCTCAATAGCTTTAGTTCCAATAAGAGCTGTCTCTTCATCTTTTTGTTTTTCATATATAATTGGTTTAGTTTCCGTTGTCGCTGGAAACTCTTCTTTGGTTTCTATGTCTACTTCGGGTTGAACCGGTGGCTCTGGTTTTTGTTGCGGTTCTGCTGGAAATGTTTCAGTTGTTATGGGTTTAATAGGTGTTGAAGTTATTGGGGGTTTAGTAACTTGTTTTATTTCTTCTTGTACCTTCTCTATATCACCTATTTTAGGCCCAAATACTTGACCCGATCCTGTAAGTTCTGGTGCAGATTTAGATATTAAATCTTCTTTAACCTGTGTGCCTACAGCTTGAGACGGCAATAATAATGCCCGTAACATTTTTAATTGTGGTGTGTCCATATCTTCCGGACTACTCTTTAACTGTTTTATGTAAGGTTGTAAATCTTTTTGTGCTTTATATCCAACAGCACCACCTACACCGATAGTTGCTATTGTTTGTAGTAAGGCAGGTAAACCTAAAAGAGGAGCAGGCATATCATATCCTTGTCACAAGTTCAAAAATGATATAACCCATACCGGCTAGTAATCCTCCGGCACATCCTATTAATATTCTTTCTATTCTAGAAACTGATTGTTCTATCTTTTCCATTCTATCGTGAGTTTGTTTTTGCATGATACGGCATAACTTCTCGTGTGAATCGATTCGTTGCATTGCCGTCTTAGTCATTATGCCATTCCTCTCTTAGCTATAGCTTCACCTAAAACATCTTGTGGAAATAAAGATCCATACTCTTGTCTTGATGCAACACTAGCGATCCCTTGTCCGGTAGCCGGTGGTGTTGGGCCAGGTGCCGCTGTAGTTGAACCTAGGTTCAATGGTAATGTAGGTGCCTCTAGTTTAGCTAATTCAGTTTGATCATCTCCCTCTTTAATATCTGTAACTGCTTCAGATACTTTTTGTTTATCTACAAAATCAATCATAGTTGGTGAATATTCATCGTCTTCAAAGAATTGTTGATCAAAAATATAATAACCAAACAATCTAGATATGGTTTGTTTTGCTAAAGGAGATGTAGATTTTACATCTTTTAGTTTTAATAATTCTTTAAGTTGATTTGGATTAGTAATAATTTCTGTTAATTGTTTGTCTATATCCGCTCTTACAATTTTTTTCAACGCAGTAAATGTTCTACCTGCAACTGTAAACTGTCCAAGTCTCGCTCTAATTATATCATTTAATGCAGTCTCAGCTTTACCAATTGTTTTTTGTGTAGACTTTCTAGTAGTAATTTCTAGAGCATCTCTAAACATATCTAAGTCTTTTACGTACTGAGGATTGTCTGCAAATGTTTTTGTTAATAGTTGTCTATTATTTTTCATGTAATTTGCAAATTTATCAAATACAAATTTACCTCTGTTGTCGGTAGATTTAAACATTAAATCATTCTTAGCAACAGTTTGAAAAGCGTTAAGTAAATCTTTATCTTCTTTAATGATTGAAATCACTTTATTTAAAGTTGTAGGTGCTTTGTTGTTATATACATAATCAAATATTTTATCAGGATCTAAATTTTCTAACTTACCTTTGGTAGTTGTTCCAAGTTGTTTCATTAAATCATTTCTTTTAGCTGCAGTTGCTTCAACTTTTTTAGCAAGTGCACCTACTTTATTTATTTCTTTATATCCATTTTTACCAAAGAATGTTTCTAATGCGTATTTGTAATCATTTAAAAATTTTTGATGAGCAATTAAATTTATTTTACCCGAGTTGTTTGGATCGACTTTATTTTTATAAGATTGTAAAATAGATTCTTTATAGTTTTGAATATATTCTGGTTTTCTTTTTAGAATTTCATAGATTTGGTCTACTCTTCTTTCTTGGCCCATTCCTTTTTTAAAGGTTTGATTGAATACGTCTTCATCAGCTATTTTTAACACACCATCTTTGGTTGATATTAAATCTGCAACAATACCTTTATATAATTGTTTATTTGCAGCATACTCTTTATCTAGTTTATTAAACTCTCTATACCAAACATCCGTTTCGCCTAAATCTTTTTTTAGTTGCTCTTTAATAGATCCTATTAATTTAGATACTGCTCCTTCAACAGGTTGTCCTTCTACTGGAATTGTACCTTTAGATAATTGTCTATCGAACCTTCTTAAATCACTTAACGTATTTTTAAGTGCATTGACTGAAACAGTTTTTGTTTTTGGTGTTTCAAAAAAAGTTTTAATGTTAGGGTATTTTTTAAATAAAGTTTCTTTTTGTCTTTTATTTAATGTGTTTACAGCATTTTTAATTACATCTGTATTTACTTTTCTTCCCTTACCAGTTTCAAATAATGCTGTATATTTCTGATTGTATAGTGAATCAAAATCATCGTATAGAGTATCAATTACACTTCTAATCGTTTGTCCAATTTCTTTTTGGCTACCATCTGGTAGTTTAATTAAAGCGTTTGTAAGATCTGTTTCTGCGTTTTCTAAAGCATTAGTTAAAACTTTTTGTCTAGGATTTAATCTTTCAATAATTTTATTTTGTACCATTTTGCCTAATTGATCCGCAGTTATTGGATCCTTTCCAGACAAACCTTTATAATTATAAGGATCACTTGCTAATAAAAAAAATGTATCTAAAGCTTCAGCTTGTTCTTTATTAAAAGTATCAAAAGTCCCTTTAACACCATACTTAGGGTTTTGTTCGTAAGCATTTTGTAATGCAAGTAATTCTGGATCATCACCTGCTTGACCTAAAGTAAATTTTAATTTTTTCTTTGTGCCTAATTGAATTAATCTGTCATTAATTTTTGTAAGTAGTTTATCTGCTTGTTCTGCATTTTTAATTGTACCACCAAATTCTGAAGCGTTAATCTTACCTGTGTTCTTTAAACTTTTTACCATTCTGTACAATTTTGGAATAGTAAATCCCGCAGTGGTTAAAGTTGCGTTGATAGCGGCCATGTCTCTACCTTCTTTTTTAAGATAGTCCATGAAACCTTCTTCAGTTTTATTTACTCCGTATAAAGCGTGACCTATAGCAAGTCTTGCTGTTTCTAATGCAGCACTTGATACTGCGGAAGTTATCACAGCACCCGTTGGCCCTGTTGCTCCTGTAGCAAATACAGTTGCAACCACTTCTGGTATAACAAATGCACCAGTAGTTCCAAATCTTGCAATATCTCCTGCATCTAAACCTGCTTTATTTAATAATTCGTATTCACCTGACTGTGGGTTTAAAAATTCTAATACTTCTGTTTCTGGGCCAAATCTTATTGGAACATCTTGGCCAAAGTAATCTGACAAAACTGTTTTTGCTGCTAATGCTTTTTGTTCATCATCTCTTGCTAATGCTTGTGCAAACCCAACCTCTGCTAATCCTACATCAGTATCGGGATTAACACCTCTCATTTCAGCTATTTGTTTAACGGTATACTCTGGTTCATCTAGGGCAATACCTGATAATAGATAACCAATTTCTTGTGCTGCATCTCTTTCTTGTGGTGCAAAGGTATTTACAAAATCTTTAAATCTTACAGTACCTTTCCCTTGTAACTCTTCATAAGCTTTATTGATTAAATCAGTATCGTTTGCATCTTTTTGATCAGTTGCAAATCTATAATTTTCTATATTCGAATATTTTCCATCAGGGTTAAATGATTTATAAAAAGAATAATAATCTACATCTGCTTTACCTTGTATTTTTTTGTAGATAGCATCAGTTAACATTTCATCAGTAATAATTTTACCAACTTGTTCTTCTTTAGCCGCAAGTTCCTTTGCATATTTTTGTCTATATTCATCTATGTTTTTTACTGAAAGTATAGCCATAGTAACTCCTAAAAATCTAAATCATCCGGGCTGTCAGTGTCTCCTTCTAAAGGCACCCCTGAGAAATATGAATAATTTTCTACAATTGATTTATATTTATTTGGTATTTGATCTCTTGTTATATCGTAAACTGTTTCGTACTCGAATAATGCATTGTCTGTAATTTGTTGACCAATTCTTTTTAGACCTGCTAAGAAAGTAGCTTTGTTAGAACTTTCTCCAACAGATTCTAATGCTAATTCAATATCAGGTACACTGAATCTTCCACCTGGTTCTCTAGCTTTTGCTATAGAATATGCTAAATCAATTACAGAAGTTTTAGCTGCTTGACTTTCTGGTGCATTTAAAAATCTTGTAATTCTAGCATTGTAATTAGGATTTTCTGGATCTGTTAATTGTCTTATTGCATCGTCTACTTGTCTCTTCTCGTCTCTGTATTTTACAGGGTCTTGTTCTCTTTGTTTACTTACAAATGAATCTATGAAACCTGTTAATCCTGTAATTGATAAAACTGTATCACCTGCAGCTCCTGTAAACGCCCCTCTTTTAACAATATCTTTTTCAAGTTCTCTAATAATTACCGCAACATTTCTTGCTGCAATCATAGTTGCATCTGCATCACTTCTTTGTTTTTTAGCTCTCTGTGCATCACCCATTTTCAACATCATTTCAATATTACCTTCTACAGGAATATATGAATCAGGGTTTTCTATTACTTGTTTTTTTGTAACAAATTTTGGTGTATCAGATTGAACACCACCTATTACTTCATAAGCTTTAACTAATGAATCTGATTTACCCACAGGTACATACCTTGGAGAACCATCTTCTAATTTAGTAGTTAGTATTTGATTAGGATCTACAAAAACTTCTGTTTGTTCAACGGTATCCCAAACTGATTTAGGTTGTCTTGTTGCATCATCTACAGTTGGGACATATCTTGGTTGATCTGGTTTAGTTTCCGACATCACTGTTTGAATTTCTTCTTCAGGTTTAAATATTATATTTCCTGTATCTTGGTCTAAAACTTTTTTTGATGATGCAAATTTTGCAGTCTGTGCTGCTTTTTCTCTTTGTTCTATTTCTCTAATAGCTAATTGTGTTTGTGGTAATGTTTGTATACCTTTACCAAAAGCTCTAGCTAACGCACCAAGCTCTCCTTCACCAGGCATCTTTCTTGCTTGTAATAATGCAGAAGTAATTGGAGTAAGTAGTAAATTTCTTTTTTCTACTTTTGAAAAACCTCCAACGTTAAATTTTTTAACGTCTAGTTTTTTTTCTGATTTTTTTAGGTAAGCGTTCCTAAATAGAGGTCTTAATAAAACCTTATTCATTTAAGCCCCCATGCCTGAAAATGCTTGAAAAGCTCCTAAACCTGTACCGATTGATTGTGCTAATGGCGCTGCTTGTGGAGCAGTTGCCATTTCAATTTGTGATTGTGACTTAGGCCCTGCAGCATATATATTAGATAAGAAACCAACTCTTTGGTATGGTTCATATGCTTGTTGTAACTGCGTTGCTCTTTGAGCTTCTAAAGCTTGTTGTGCTAATTGTCTTTGTAAACCACCAGCACCCATTAATTGAGATATGTCAGCTTGTGCTTGTTGCTGTTGTTGTAAACCTAATTGTCCTAATTGTTGTCCAGCAGCTAACCCCGTTTGAGCTGCTAATTGTCCTCCAGATAATCCTAGTTGTCCTGCTTGTAATCCTGTTTGAGCACCTAACTGCGCTCCAGATAATCCTAGTTGTCCTGCACCTAAACCGAGTTGCCCTGCTTGTAATCCTGTTTGTGTTGCTAATTGTTGTTGTCTTTGAGCAGCACCTAATGCTGTTTGGAAACCTGCAGCTTGAAGTTGACCTATCTGACCAAGTCTTGCTCTTTCTTGTTCAGCTGCTTGTATTCCCTGTCTTCCTCCACCAAATGCACCAGAACCTACAGCTTGTGCTGCTAATCTATTTTGCTCCATTTGTGATTGTCTATTTATTTCATCAATTACATATTGTTGATATGGATTTAAAAATTGATTTATATTTGGGCCTGCTGCTGCAGTTCTCATAGCACCTGCACCATACAAACTAGCAAGTTGTCCTGCTTGTCCTGCTTGTTGTTGACCTAAACCCGCTGCACCCACTGCCCCTGTTCCATATTGACCAGCAAGTTGTTGTGCGGTCGTAGCTGCAGTTGGAGCACCTAAAACAGATTGAATACCTTGTCCAACTGTACCTGCCCCAATTCCAGTTTGTCCGGCAGCCGTTATCCCTTGTTGTTCTAACGCTGACAATGGTGCTACTTGTACAGAAGGGATAGAAACAGGTTTTTGTGCAACCTGTCTTGCAATATCCATTAATTCAATTTTTCTTTCCTCTATACCTGGTGCTTCTCTAACGACACTTGTTTGTGATGCAGGAACTGAAGGTTGTGAGCCTCCGCCACCGCCAAATAAATTACTTACAAAACTCATTTATCTAACCATTTCTCCAATTGTACATGTTTTTTTTGCCATCCCCATTTTTTAGAAACTTTCTCCCAACCGGGTCTAGCCCAAATACATAAACGTTTGCAACCATTGGCTTTTGCAAATTTTGTTATTGTATCAACAAATTGATCTTCCCATAAGTCCCTTCTTTTACCAGTACATATTACAATCTCCAATTGTGAGTAATTAGGCATTTCAGATATTCTAGTAATCCCTATACCAAAAACTTTATTCTCTTCATTTTCATCAGATCCAAACATAATCCAGCATTGCATCATATCCTTCAAAAGATAATCATACACATGTTTACTGTCTGCATATTTACCAGAATAGTTTAACGCTTCAGTAACCATAAATTCTGCTAAAGGCCAAAATTTTTCTACGTGTTTTGGCTCAACAGTAATTACATTTACTAATGGTTTAATTTTCTTTTTTGTTTGTTTCATTTTTATCCTTAATTAAATCAAACACTCTTTTGTATTTTGCTTGTTGTTCGTAAAAATATTTAGCACCCTTTTCTCTCATGTCTTTCATGCTGTTTGGATTTGCACCCGCAATTATTCCAGCACCTAAAACACCATCAGCACGGGTAACAAATTCACCATCAGCTAATTGAGCTAACATTGTGTCTTCGTCTTTATCTCCATTGCCTGAACCATCTTCAACATAACCAGATGCTCTTACATAATTGTTTGCATCATTTTCATCATGAGATACTTTTGAAGGCAAATAATTTATACCTCCTTCATTAAATTTTTTAATTTCAGCTAGGCCGCCTGTATTAAATCTGTTTCTTGAAATTGCATAAGGCCCTAATCTTTCTGTTTCCTTAACATTAGCTTCAGGAATATATACATCTTCATAAGTTTTTTCCTGCCCTGTTTCAGGATCAATGTATTTAAAATCAGGTCTTTGTTCAGCTAATTCTGCATATCCAACATTGTATGTTGGTTGAAATAAATCTACTGGTTTTTGTTCGAAAGCTCCAGATAGATATGCTAATCCTCCTGCACCAATAGCCGCTTTAGTTGGGTCAAGTTCAAACTCTCCCGTAAAATCACCATCTTCATATCTTTTTCTCATTAATAATCTTTGTAAGAAATTTCTTTGATCATCTTCATTATTTACTTTTCTAGCATCTCTAGCTGTTGGTAAATATTGAGATAGTGCTTGTCCTGTAGATGTTTGAAGAAAAGGAGTAAATTTATCTTGTGCAGTTGCGAACCCAGGTATGCCTAATTGTTGACCTCCAGCCAATACACCTTTACCACCGTAGTATCCTGCAGTGGCTCCTGTAATAGCACCTAAAATTCTATTAAGTCCTCCCGCATCTTTATTAGCTCTATAACCCTTGTATCCTCCATAGGCAGCTAGGGCATAAGGTAAAAATTGTAACATCTAGTATATTTCTCCTTTAAAGATCTTTAAATATAAAATATTACCATTTTACTTAGGTAATATCAACTCATCAGCAAATCGTCCTTGATACTGATGTTCACCTATGTGTGCTATAGGATCATCAATAAAGGCATAACATTTGCCACCTATTTCTCTCCATAACTTACAGAAAGAAAAATCTTCACCTAAGTATGTTTTAGTCTTTGGATCATGAATTGTATCAAAGAAATTCCACATGTTAGGCTTGTCTACATACTCTCCATTAATAACTGTCTTTTGTACTATTTGTTTATCAGGGTAGGCTTTAATCATTTTGTCAAATACTTGTTTTTTTATTAACATACATCCTGTAGGACTATGGGTAACTTCTATTACACCTCTATCAACATCAACATTATTAGGGTTTTCAATCTTCATTGGATAAGTATGTAACCATTTTCTAATATCGTCTGGCTTTTTAATTTCACCTTTTTGCATTTTTCTAAAAGCTTTGTCCCACATTAAAGTTTTAAGTGGGTAAGGTATTGAGATAACATCTTTATCTCTTTCAATCATTTTAAATATAGATTCAGCATTAAATAAAATATCAGAATCAATAAATAACATATGAGTTAATCCAGACTCTATAAAACCAGACACACATAAATTTCTACCTTGAGTAACCAGTGATGATTTCATTATTTGAAAAGCAACATCTACGTTTCTTTTCATACATTCTTTTTGAAATTCTAGTAACCCTTGAGCATAATGGATTGAACATTGATCATGAACAGGTGTTGCAACAAATATAGAATAAGGTGCTCTGTCTTTAACCGGTGTCCGTTGTCCGGTATCCGTTTTCCACATTGGAGCAACCTTCTTTGTTCCATCTACAATACGTGGCATTGGTTTAACACTTAGATTGTATAATGTTTGATAAGTATCTTGATTTATTGTTTTTTCCATTTTTTATCCTATGTAATATCTCCTCTAACCCCTAAAGAAAATGTTATTCTTGGGGTAATTGAAAAACCTTGGTGAACTTTATTTTTTTCTATATATAGCAAATCTGTAGGATTTAAAATATAAGTTTCATTTTCTACTGTATATAAAGTTTTTCCATATAAATTATATAATAAAACGTCATAATTATCTTTATGTACTTCTGTACATGCACCTGGAGAAAAACCAATAAACAAAAAAGCATCAAGTTTTTTGTCTGTTAAATTAAAAACTTTTACACATTTTTCTAATAAATTAAAAAAAATTTTACTTCTGTGAACATCTTTAATAACAAAAATACCTTCAAGTACATAATTACTTAAGTGTTTATCTTTTACAAAAGTTTCATAAGTATCTTTAGTAAACAAATTTACTAATTGATTAAAATCGATAGTTAAATTTGAAAAATTACTTTTTAATTTTTCCATCAATAGCGCCTTTTAAAAAGCTTTCCCACTCCATGCCTTTTTTATTCCAATTATAAAATCGTTTATAAAACAATTGTTGTTGTTCTAAATGATCCTGTATGAATGGTTCATGTAAATAACTTGCTGCAACTTGAATAGCTGCTGCAGTGCCTTTTGCCATTTGTTCAAAATCTTCTGTATAGTTTATATATACTGGCCATTCTGCACAAGTTTCATATAAAGCACCGTAATTATTAGTGACCACATGAACACCTGCAGCTAAAGCTTCAAGCGCAGATACACAAAAAGTTTCTTCAAAAACACTTGGATACACAAACATATCATATTTATTCATGTTAGCTTTAATATATTCATTTGTTTCATAACCTATATAATTTACATTTGGTAATTGTTTAGCTTGTTCATATAAAGGTTTAAACTGATCATCGTTTTGTTTTTTAAATTCATCTCCATAAACTTGAGTTGATGAATAAACATCCAATGTAATATTAGGATCATTAATTTCTTGCATTGCTCTAAGTAAAACATTTAAACCTCTCCATGGAGTACAGTGGTGTATTAATTTTATAGGTTCACCTTTTTTATATATTTTTCTTTCTGGAAAAGAATCAATACCGTTTTTAATTACTACCGATCTTTCTGTAGGTATATCAAAAAAATATCTAAATTTTTCATAATTCCAATTCGAGTTAAACACATACCAATCATATTCTTTATGTCTTTCTTTATTACCAAAAAATTCTTGTAGGTTTGGTTGATCGTATGAATTCTTTTGCCAAAGTATATTTACTTTGTTCGGATCAATTGGAACTTTACCAGGAACAGAAGTACATATTTGTACTTGGTCTAGTAATTCTTTTGGAACATGCTTGTGTAGCATTTCCATTTGTAGCTCAGTGGCTCCTCTAGGTTTCATTATTCTTTGGTTTTAGCACCCATCGAAACTCTTGTCACCTTTATTTCTAAATCTTGTCTAAAATCTTCTTCGGTAGTATCGGTGTTAGGATCAGCAACATCAGCATCGAACTCAGCTTTATTAGCATATACTTTTAAAGTTCTTTTGTGTTTAATGATCTCTTTTGCTTCAGCGGGTATTTTTATTAATTCAGTCATCCTCTTCCTTGTTTGTTATATTTCTTATAATCTCTTTTTTCATTTTTTGAAAGACTTTTTTTATGGCGACCTGGACGTTTCTTAGGTTTAGGTCTAGGTACAAAATGAGTAAATTTTTGTTTAGCCATTTTCTTGTGATCTATCTATAAGCGCATAACTAACCAATCCTGTAATTTCATTAGCAGTATCTGCTTGCATTTTTAAAATATCATCAGCTTCTAAATTTATGCTTTCTAATGCAAAATTAAAAGTTTCTTTATTCAATTGTTTATGTGCAAGTTGTACATCTGCAGCTGCACCAGATTTTCTAATAAGTAAATCAGTATCAACGTTACTTGCAGTATCATGAACTGTTTCAATATTTTTAACAATTATTGTTGCATCACTTGGACAAGTCAAAATTGTAGTGACGTTAGTAGTTGTTAAATCAAACGTATCGCTTTTGTATCTAATTGTCATGACATAAAATAATTAAACGCATCTTGTTCATTTTTTAAGTCTTGTTGGTAAGATGTATTCAATTGATTCTCCACTGTTGATATTGCTTGGTTGATTTGTCTAAATCCTTCTTCAGTATATTCTTTAGGTGGTTCAGGTACATATACGTTTATCTTAGCCATTATCTTCTACCATCTGGGTTAACGTCTGCTCTAAATGTTCCAAATCTCCATGTTTCATTTGTTGAACTATTTTGTATTTTTAAGTTAGCCAATCTTCCTCTAGCTCTTGTATCAACTTTCTTAGTGTTTGAGTTTATCGTAAAAGGACCTAATTGTGAAGAGCTATCTGAATCAGTTGGAAAATCTTTTAAATTAATTGTAATTATAGCATTACCTTGTAAATTTTTAAAATCAGGTAAAAATCTAGATATTCTCATTAAATATTGACCGTCTCCTTGTAAAGGTAAATCAAAATCACCAGATTGTATATATGCAGAAATTGCCGTTTCTGTTCCATCAAGTGCTACTCTATTATTTCCTGTTTCATGTTCAAAAAGAGTAGATGCTCCAAAAGTATTAGTTGCACCACTTATATTGGTAACTGTTGGTGTTGCAGTTGAATCATATTCTGTAGCGTAAGGTTTATCATAAGTGCTTGCATCAACATAACTACTTCTTGCAAGTGTCATAGTTGACCAAGTGTTTTCAACATAATTATAAATAACAGATCTGTTATTTTGTACCGAAGGATCATTTAAAGGTTTGCCTGCAGGGTACAACCAAATTATTTCATTGAATAAAGAATTGTGTTCAGCGTAGACAATTTCATTAGAAGAATAATTAATACCGGTGTTATTACCACTAGTGGTAAAAACAAAATCTTCTATTAACGAAGGTAATAATTTTACTGTACCATCAAATTTAAAAAATCCACCTCCCGATCCCATCCAGAATACTTGACCATCTGCATAGACTGCTGCGTGTTGGCCAATACATCCACAATTCGATCCAACTTGTCTTATTGAAAATGTAAAAGGAGGACCAACAAACTGCATAGTATATGCTGCAGTATCTGTTAAAATTAAATTGTAGTCTTTACCAGAAACAGCTGCTACAATTTTATTACCTGTATCCAGTCTAAATGTTCCAGCAGTATTTACTGAGGTTGGTTCATATACATTATAGTTTTCCTGGTCACTAAATCTTATAAACATTGGATCCTGTGTTGTTGGATCACCAATAGTTGTTTCTGTTCCCAAGTGAACAACGTGTCTATCTCTATCAGATACAATTGTAGATCTAGATGCAGTTGGAGCCCCTGTCATTAAAGTTGCTCTTGTCTCTAGTTGTGGGTTTGTTGTTCCAGGATCCCAAACAAATGTTTTACTATCTTTTATGGTTGCAATTAGTTGTTGTCCAAAATTATCTAAACTCCAATTACCAGGGTCAAGAATTACATTTGACGATGTACTACCCGCTCCCCATTCATCAGAACCCCAAGTATCTGTACCCCAACCATAACCATATGTTTGAATAGTAGGGCCAACATCTTCATAAGGATCGATAGTTCCAGAACCTGCAGTTGACATAGGTGTTCCGGTTTCCGTTGTCTTTAATTTTATAGTAAAGGTATCTGCAGTAGGTACCGTTAAAATTTCAAAAGTAAAATTTTCAAAATCATCAGAGGTTAAAGAAGATGTTCCTGGTATTGTTACGCTTGAAAATGTAATGTAATCTCCAACATCTAGTGCATGAGTTACTTTATTAACAGTTACGATATCTGAACTAGAAGTTGAAGTAAATGTAGCACCAGTGATAGCGGTAGCTAGTGGAGTAATGTCATAAAAAGCATCCTCATAATAAATGTATAAAGCTTTTGAAGTACCAATAGCATCATATTTTCTACCCTCTAGATCTGTCCAAGTATGCTGTGCACGTGCAGGGCCTGCTATGGTTTCTTGTCCAACAGCTACAAACCCTCCAATTTTTTCAGGTTGGTTGTATCTAAATCTAACAAAATCACCATCAATCCATTGTCCCTCTGCACCTGAGGGTGTGTCGGTTTTATTGATACCTGGTCTAATTTGTACATTTGCTAAAGGCATGGCAAATTATAGCATATTGTATGTTTTAATTCTATAAACCGTAATCTATTTATCAGTCAAAGTTTTAGGATATTTATTAGCTAATAAAGTCTTGTAAGTTTTCTCATTAGATTTGACCATTTCATTTCTAAAGCTTTCTATAGCAGAACCCGCTTGTCTAGTCTGTTGTGAATTTTCAACCATAAGTAAAGGTAAATAAGAAACAGCACAGCCATACTCATCTTGCTCTTGTCCTGTTTGTGGATTTGTACCTCTTAGTTGGATAAACCAAGCACAATCAAATTTTCTACAAGGTTTAAAATTATCCAGAGGACAATTGTTTTTAATTTCTAATTTCATTAATCTTTTGAAGCAAGTATTATATCAACATACTGAACATTCAAGTTAAAAGTATCACTAAAACTGTGTGAGTGAGAGCCTCCAGATAAAGTTCCTGCACCGTGTGAGTGGCCTCCGCCTCCTCCAGTAGAACTCATTGTAAATGTTCCACTAGGACCTCCTTGGTCTCCTCGTTGTGGAATATAATCTGTTCCATCTTGGTGTCTAATACCTGCTGTCATTTGCCAAGCTGGTTTTGTGTGGGTGTGTGAAGGTATTTCAGAAACACTCAAAGTATGAGACGCAGTACTTCCAGATATACTTACGCTTGAACTGCCTGTCGTTCCACTTACTGTTTTATTAGAATTAAACGCGTCTGTAAAAGAATTTGATCCTCCTGTAGATGCAGTTCCACTAACTACTCTAAGCGCTTTGTTATTTTGTGATGTTAATTTAGTAAAACCGGTAGGTGCTGCTGTTTGTTGAAACAACATAATGGTTCCAGAAGGAATAGCAGCATCATTAGTTAATTGGTCTGGACCCACAGCATTGTTTGCAATTTTAGCTTGAGTTACTGCATCATCAACTAATTGAGACGTATTAATAGCATCTGCAGCGACCTTAGCATTAGTCACAGCATCATCTACAATTTGTACCGTATCAATAGCATCCGCAGCAACTTTATCATTAGTCACAGCATCGTTTGCAATTTGTGTAGTTCCAACAGTGCCCCCTAGTGTATCTAAAGATACTTCGTTTAAATTTGTACCATCAGCATAAGCTGCATAAATTTTATTAGAATCAAGTGTAAACCCTGTGCCGGTTGCTGTTTTAATGGTTAGGTTTGTTGGGTTAGTAATTAATGAACAATCAAAAATATAAAATTTTTCAATAGAATCTGGAATAGTTACAGTTGTTGCACTTGTTAAGGTAATAGTTGCAAATTTCAATACCATATTTCTAGCATTTGAAATAGAGGCATTATTCATTACTAAAGCTGTCGTAGCACCATCAGTAAGAGTAATTAATTCGTAACCTGCTATTGCTTGTTGAATTAAATTTAAATTTGCATTAGTCTTTGTTCCCCAAGTACCGGCATTTTCACCGGTAGCCATTAACTCTAGTTTAAGATCTGTTGAATATGTGGATGCCATAATTTGCTATTATACACTTATTAAGCTGCTATATCAACTTCTGTCCAAGTATTCGTTACCCCTTCATTTACGTTAGTCCAGGTATTTGTTACATTCGGATCAACATTTGACCATGCAGTAATTAAAGGACTTGCTATATCAGTTGATAATTCAACACCTGTAACGGGAACTTCAACCCCTGGAACCGCTACTACTGAACCAACAGATATCGCTGCAGATATACCAGTTACATCGACTGGAGTATTAATATCAACTGTTTCCTCACCTAAAACAAGGGATAGTTGAACACCCGTTACATTAACATTTGCATCAGCAGTTATTGTAACTGATCCAGTATCAGTATTTAATAATATTCCATCAGCATCTGTGTTTGCATCTGCTGTAACAGTAGCTGTTCCTGAAGCAAAAGATAATTCAATACCAGTTACATCAATATTAGCAGTACCTGTTATATCGACATCACCGACAGCGCCACTTAATTCACTACCATTTACGTCTACATCTGCATTTGCTTGAGTGGTTACTGAACCTACTGCTAACTCTATTTCACTTTCTGGCGATGCTATAATTGAAACATTACCTCCAGCACTTATAGAGAAAGTTCCTATAGTAAAGTTGAGTTGAGATCCCGTTGGAGATGCAGAAGCTCCTGCAGTAACGGTTACACTACCTACGTTCGTATTGAGTTCAGATCCAGTTACATCTACTGGAGTATTGGTAACAATGGTTTCATCTCCTAAAAATGAATTTAACTGAATACCAGTTACATTTACATTTGCATTAGCTTGTGTTGTAGCTGCACCAATGTTGGTTGTAAGTTGTACACCGGTTACTGCAACATTAGCGTTTAATGAGCCTTCAGCTGCAAAAGGTGCTTCGGAAAATGTTGTTATTCCAAAAGCCATCTATTAGGCTCCTGGTTTAGTTGGCCATGTGACTGAATTAACGTCTTCGACTGTAGTTAAACCGTTTGTAATGTCTCTTAAAGATTGTCTATAAGTTCTCATGTCATCAGATAAAGTTTGATCTGATAAAGCATAATGATCTGTGTCAGCAAGTAATCTATTTCTTTTGGCTCTTAAATCTTCCATAGCCATATCAAATTCTACAATAGGAAATTGTGCTTGTATGTCAGCTATTGGTATTGGTGTTGTTCCATTTAACCATTGAATAGTATTAATATCTTCTTCAAGATATTTAAATTCTGCATTTGGATTTATTCTTTTTATTACTTTACTTAGTCTAATCATATTTTTATCCTAATATTTCAAAAGCATTTAACATTGTGTGTGCTCTAGTTCTCCAATCAGAATTAGAAGATACATCTGTTCTACCATAAATTTTATAAGTAACCTCTGATGTTGTATTTGGTTCGTCTAATTTTGCAAAATTAGGAGCAATTCCCATCTGCCCACCAGATACATCTATTCCTGTAGATTGATCAAATATAGTTGTTTCTACTCCACCAACTGTTCTAGTTAATTTTGTTTTACTTGTAATACCGTCTTGGTCGTCTTGTCCATATTGTCCATCCATTTTAATAAAAATTTTATTTGATATACTACTTGGAGTTATTGCAAGTGAAATTGCTAAAACATAACTTGTAGAATTTATTGTTGCAGGAGTTGCTTCTCCACTTGAAACAACTTGCAAAACCTTACCACCTACACCAGCAGGTAATGCTGTAATATTCCCGATAGAAGTATCATTAATATTCGCTGCAGGAAGTGTGCCTGTTATTGCATTTGCTCCGCCTAGTCTAGTTATTGCCATATTATACTCCTATTAACGCTTTAATTTCTGCGTCATCCAATCCTAAATCTTTTAGCTTCTGTTTACCAGATGCTTTTTTAGTTTCTTTATCTGCTTCAGCTTGTTTTAATTCTTCAATTTTTGCATCTACTTCTGCTTTAGATGGCATTGTAGCACCATCTTTAATAATCTCTATGCACTCATAGCACATTCTATGTTCGTTAGGAATTTTGTTTCCGTTTTCATCAAACTTTTTCCAACCATACCAATTACCACCATTAAAAGTATGTAATGCTTCTTGTAAATAATCTCTATTCATTATTGGCTATCTCCTAATCTAATAAAATTAAATGATGTTATGCTATAAGCGGTATTTCCACTTAAAATAAAATTTGCAGAAGTAGAAGTTAAATTAAATTTAACTCTAAAAGTTGAAGCATTAGTTACATTTATAAAAGTAGAACATATTCCTGTATTATAAGAATTTGTAGTATTTCCTTCTCCTTGTAATCCTCTTGCAACTGCATCATAACTTGAGCCACTATCACTTGAAGAATATATAAAAAAATTAACTGCATCATCACTTGAATTTGAACCTGTAAATACAAATTGAACCCAATAAAGACCAGTAGCGGGAAAAGTAAAAATACCAGAACTTTCGGTCATACCTGTTCCAATTTTAGCAAAAGTTGCATCATCAGGCCTTTCTAGATTAGTTGTAATATCACCATCAATTGAACCAGTTAAAGATGTAGTTAATCTCCATTGGTCAGCTTCTGTAATTCCTTGAAGAAAATTAGTACCACCATTTTGCAAAGTACCTACAACATTAACCGTATCCCCAGACTTACCGATTGTAACGGTATTGGCATTCTCATTGATAATATTATTGCCTGATGTATCTTGTATCGTGTCTACTTTTAATATACTGCTCATTATGCTCCTATTTTATATGCTCCAAATATGGTTCTTTTTGTTGAGTCACCACCTAAATTTTGTGAACTACCAATATCATGATATACAAAAACTTCATAGTAATCAGTGGCTGTAACATTATCTATACAATGAACTAAACAACTATTACCATTTGAAGTAGCCCCTGATTGAATTTGATTAAAAGCAAAATTGCTTCCATTTTTATAAATATAACAAACAATAGTATCATCTGTCATATTTTTTTGTAAAACTGAAGCATAAAAAAAATATTTTCCAACAACACCAGGCGTCCATCTATAGTTTGCTCCACTCCAACCAGAATCAGTATCTAAATTTGTTTGATCAAATTGAACTTTTGTAGCTGTTGTATTTGGTATACTTTGATTAGAGGTTAATTGAACTTCAAAAGCTGGAACGTTAGATAACAACGTAACACCCGATCCAATAGCAATGTTACCAGATCCTGCGCTGTTTGTTATTGTTCCTACTTTTAATGTTCCGTCTGCCATTATTCTTTATCTCCTAACATATCATTCCATACAGCTTTTATTTCATCAACTGTTGTAGCTGTATCTACTTGACTTGGTAAATCTCTTAAAGTTTGTTTGTCTGCAACAATAGAAGTTGTATCATTACCTTGTTCTTGTGCTTTAATAAAATCAACATCAAGTTTTTCTAATGCTGATTTTCTTGCAATTCTAATTTTATCTTTCCAAACTTCTTTTGCTTTAGTTATATCAATTGTTATAGCCATTAGTCGCCAACTCCATCTGTTAATTCTGTTTCGTTTATTGTCCAAGCATTTCTAAATTCTCTTGAACTAGGTAATTCATTATCTTCAATAATTTTATATGCTTTTCCTGTTGGAACATCTTTTTTTGCAATCTCTTGTATTGTCATAGTTCTTAAAGCAGCAGGTGTTGGAACCAAACATGCTATTGTATTATCATCTTTTAAGTATATTATTTTCATATTATTTCACTATTATTACTGTTGTGTCATCTACATCTTCAAGTACAAAAGAACCAGTACCATCTATAGATCCTGTGTTAATTTGAATACTTCCAACATTATGATCATTAAGTGAACCAGTTACAATTGGTTTTGCATTTCTACCAGACCATCCACCAAGTGCATAATCTGCATCTGGCATGGTATTTGTAAAATTAATTGTATATACTCCTGTACCGCCATCAGCAACAGAACTAACACCTCCACTTGCTTCAATAACATTATTAACTTGGTCATATCTTAACCAAACTCTAACACCATAAGCAGTTGCAACTGAACCATAACCAGAGTTGAATTGTAAGTTTTGCGAATTATCTATCGTTACTGCATTTGTATTATTTGTTTTAATTGTAGTGCTGCCTGTATTATTAGCTCCACCAATAGTTAAATTAGCTGTGCCTGATACTGTATCGATTGTGTTTGTCTCTAATTTACTCATTATAAAATTACGAATGTACTCCCTGATGGAATCGTGATTGTACCTGATACCGTTACAGGGCCTACTAACGCTCCATTGTTTGAACCCGTCATATTTATATCTGACCAGGTCTGATTATTTTTTACAAAAAAGGTAGAGCCTAATGAACCCGCGGATACCGATCCATCACTTGGAGTTCCAATGTCATATACATCCCCTAACACGGTTCCGAAAAACGTATCGGTTGCAGCAGGGTTTGATGTAAATGTAATCTGATTGCCTGTTATTGTATATGCAGTTTGAGGCTCTTGGATCACGCCTGAAATAGAGATAATAACATTAGCTTCGTTTTGTGGAGATATAGCACTCCCGTTGACCGTTAAATTAAACGGCCCTGGTGTTGATCCTGTGAACGAACTACTGATGTCGTCCAATATACTATATCGACCCGATTGAGGGGCCTTTCCAACGTACGCCAATTGTTAACCTCCTTATTCAGTTGGGATAGGGTTAGCAGTTTTAACAGCAGCTACATGATCTTTCCATGTCGTAGTACCATCAACATTGTCATGATACTGCATGTCTAACTGTGCACCGATATCGCCATAAGCTTGTTTTCTTGTAGCTCTTACTGCTGCTTGTCTTTCTTCAAGATCAGCTGCAGCATCAACAGCGTTTAATTGTGCGTCAGTTGGTTTAGCGATTGCAAGGTTCCATTCTTTGATGTATGGGCCTTGACCATTGCTATCATCCTGAAGCAGAACGTCTGCTGTAAAGTCTACAGAAGCCACACCGTTGTCTGATGCGTATTTCTTGATTTTGCTTGATAGTGATGCCATAGTTTGTCCTCCTTATTCTATTATATATTATTCTGGTGGGTTATCAATAACCGTGTTCCCCTCTTGAATCCACTCTTGTATTGCTTGGTAATCTGAGTTTGCTTCGTCTAGTGGTACAGATTTAACTCTGTTAGAATTTACATAAGTTATTCTGTAATTAGAAAATGTATTTGTTCTTGTATCATATATTTTTTCTATTGTATTAATCATAATTATAACTCCGAATCAAAAGCGATTAATGAATTAGCATTACTTGATGTTACTGTACTTCCTTGACCAGCAGTTCCAGAAACATTAGAAGTTGCATATAAATATACACGATTTTTAGTTATGCCTGTAATTCCAGTAAAATCATTAAAATAATCAAGTGTATTTACATCAGTATAATAATAATTTGTTCCTGTGTTTTGCACTAATGTAGGATTAGCTCTCATTTCAACTTGAAAAAATACATTTACATCAAATCTAGTACTTGATAAATAAGCACCTGACCCAACCATTTGAGCATTACCATTAACATATAAATAATAATATCTTAAACATCTTCTTAAATTCACATCAGTTGGCAAGAACTCAAAGTCAGATGCAGTGGTTCCAGCTTCTAGTTGTACGCCTGTAATAAACCATTCGTTTGATGTGCTGTCTGCAATATTAACTTGTCCTACGGCTCTGTTTGCATTTGTACTAGTGTTCCAAGAAGTATTCAAAGTTCCAGATGTGTAATCTGTTCCAGCAACTAACCAGAAATATATATCTAAACTTCTACCATTATCATTATTAAAAGCACTAGCAACATCTCCAGAAAAAGTTATGGTTTTCTTTTCCCAAGTATCAGCACTATTTACTGTATAAGATTTTGAAATTTGTCTATCTGGGTCACTATCAATATTAAATAATTCACAAATATAAGTTCCTGTTTTATTTGATTTAACCCAAAATGACATTGTTAAAGATTGAGCAGAAGATGTACCAAATTTTAAATATTGTAAATTTTGACCTTCAAATCTTGATGTTATATACATAACACTATTAGCACTTAAACTTGCATTAGCTGTTGTACAGTCCATTTTCATTGAATATCCAAAACCTTGACCAGTTGGAACATCTGTTGATTGAGATTGTGTCCAAGTACCAGCAGTATTATTAATTGTTCTCCATCTATCGCAAGTAAAATAATCAGAACTTGTAATCCCACTGGCTGAAGTTCCTCTTTGAGCAATACTCATATCACCATTGATGATGATGTTTCTGAATTGAGCAGGGAATTGTGATGCACCTGTTCCTCCTAATGTTTCAGGAAGAATGTTTTCAACTTGATTTTCTAAATCTACTTTACTTAATGCCATAATCTATGCTCCTATAATTTTGTATCCTCTAAAACTTGTTCCAGTAGTACCATAAAATACTGATGATGTTCCTGATGAAATTCCTTGAACCTCAAAATAATCAGTTGAACCATTTGCTTGTGAAATTACAGAAACATTTAAACCTTGACCCGCACCAGCATCAAAATAATTTCCAGCGAAATTTCTATCTATATTTGAAATATCACTTCCATTTTTAGTAATTCTTATATTAAAAGATTGAAAATCTGCAGCAGAATTTACTAACATAATTTGTGCTTCTAAATAATAATAACCAGAAACAGTAGGTGTAAATCTATAATTAGTTGCATTATCATAACAGTTATCAGTGTCTAAAATTTCTGTATTATATTGAACTTTAGTGTAAGTACTAGCAGATATAGATTGATTAGAATTAAGATAAACTTCAAAAGCTGGAGTGTTTTTCAACGCAGCATTATTAATGGTAATATTACCACTGCCATCAGACGTCATGATGTCATTGCCGTTGAAGTCCTGGTATTTATCTACTTTTAATATTCCTGCCATCTTATGATCCTATCTTGTATGCACCGAAGTATGTTGATTTATCTGCACTTTTAAATTCTGTACTTCCACCAGATTGAACTACACCAAAACTTTCAATATAATCTGTAGTCCCATTCATATCAATAATAGCTGTATTAATTACATTTGCTTGATTCATAGCTGATGCAGTATTTACAGGGTCAAAAGTAGTACTTCTGTATAAAGAACCATTTTTGTAAATGTAAACCTTACTATCTTCTATATCTCCATTACCGAAAATCATAATATTTGTATAAACCATATACTTACCAGCAACATTTGGAGTAAATCTATAATTAACAGAATTGTCGTAACAACTATCTGTATCAAAAAGTTCTGTGTCAATCTCAACTTTAGTTATAACGGCACTGCTAACAGTTTGGTCTGCTGATAAATACGCTTCAAAAGCTGGGTAGTTTTGACCTGTTAATCCACCATTAGGAACAGTCAATGTAGCACCTGATGGTACACTAATCGTCTCGCCCGATTGACCAATAGTCAGGGTTCCAGAGCCTGTGATTGTTTCTATGTTTGTTGTTTTAATTGTTCCCATTATGCTCCTATCCTGTATGCACCGAAATAAGTTTGGTCATTAAGAAGTTGAACACCTGGATTTAATCCATTCTGTGTAAATATTAATCCATAAAATTCTAGATAGTCTGAAGAACCATTAAATTCTATAACTGCACTAGCTGTTACTGAACCTGCTCTCATTTCATTTGCATCTGTATCGACAGATGCATAATTTCTTATTAAAGAGCCGTTTTTGTAAGGTTGTATATATAAAAATCTTGTGCCATCCGGAGCACTTCCACCAGCCCAACCTCTTAAACCAAAATAACAAAAATATTTTCCAGCTACTTGAGGTGTAAATCTATAATTTATTGAAGCATCATAAGCAGAATCTGTATCAAAAATTTCATCACCACATTGAATTTTTGTTGTTGTATTATGATCTGTAGCTTGACTTGAACTTAATCTTGCTTCAAAAGCTGGATAGTTTTGACCTGATAATCCACCATTAGGAACTGTCATCGTAGCACCTGTTGGGACACTAATAGTTTCACCTGAAGCACCAATAGTAATGGTACCAGAACCTTGTGAACTTTGATGTACTATTTCGTCTACAAATAATTTACTCATTATACTACCGTTAATGTTCCGTTAACAACGACTGTACCTGTAAAGGCCGCTGGCCCACAGACCATCATGTTATCACTAGCGTCAACTGTGATATCAGATGATATTGTTGCTTTGTTTTCATATCCACCATTGATGGATTTAATCATACCAAATTCAATTGAGTTTGCACCTGCTGTAGTTTCACCAACAGACTTACCTTGAAACACTACATAAATATTATTGGTTCCCGATGCAGGGGCAGATGTAAAACTTAAAGTTTGTCCTGCTACTGTGTAAGCTGAAAATGGATCTTGTCTCACGTTTCCGATAAAGACTTCAATCTCTGCAGCTAAAGTTACGGTTTGAGCTAATGTAAAATTAGTAGTTGTACCATCTCCAGAAAACTGTTCAGAATTCATTGTGATTAGATTTGTTTTTGGTGAGTTGCCTAAATATGCCATCTAATCCTCCTATGAACTAATTGTATCTACGGCTCCGACAACGCAATCAATAGATGATGCTGTGTCAGAAACTACATAAAGTTGATCTCCTGATTGAAGCACAATTTTAGATCCGCCATCAATCAATTCTAACGAACCTCCTGAAATAATCGGAACTGATTTGATTAAGTAATAATCTAATGATGTATTTTTAATATAAACATCTACATTAACTGTTGTTGAAACAATATTAGCTAATCGAATTGAAATTAAACAATCGAATGAATCTACTGCACCACCAAGTACATCAACATCAGAGGTTCCTATTTGTTGGTTTAAATATCTTCTAAAGTTTTGTGCCATAATTCTCCTATAACGCTATTGCCATTGCAACTGCAAATCCTTCACTTGCTGCTCCAACAGGGTTTCCATCCGCATCCAAATAAACTGATTTACCTGCAGGTTGAGTACAAAATACATCTTTTAAACCTGCTGTAAAGTTTACCGCGTTATCTGAATTTGAACTCGATAAAATAGTATCTCTAGACAAAGTGTCTGTTGCAGCATCGGTAACTGTTCCAAGTCCTACTTCCCACTCGCCTGTTCCAGAATGAACTATTGCATAGTAAGTAGTATTACCTGTTCCGATACCAGAGACAAACCCTTCGAAATCTTGTACAGCACCACCGAGATCTAGCGTACCAGTCCCTGTAGTGGTGCTTGTCTCTTTAACTCTGTCATTGAGCACAAGCGCCATTTAATCTCCTTAACTAATTCTTAATATTGCAGCAGATGTTGTAAATGCAGGAAACTGAATAGTGAATGTTCCAGCTGTTGCTGTCTTATCTCCACCAAAATCTAATACTGCAACTGCATCAGTAGTACCTGTACCACCATCAGTTGTTGTATTATAAATTAAAGCTCCTCTTGCTGTTAATGTAACACCTGTAAATGATAAATCAGCAAAATCTGTAATTGCAACACCAGATGAAACTTTTACTCCTTGGTTAACGAGTGCTTTACCACCTGCTGTGTAACCAGATGAAGCCACTTCGTTTGAAGTAGTGTAATTTTCAGTTGATGCACCTAAAGTTGCAACTGAAGTGTACATTGCTAGTTTATACGTATCTGATGCAGCATCAAAATCATGTTTTCCTTGTAGTAATTCTTTTTTGAATGAATTACAAATTGCGTTTGTTGTTATAGCCATTTTAATCTCCTTTAACTGTTTGGTGATGGTGACGAAACTTTAATTCTTGGAACGCCATCATCGAATTCTGCTCTTCTTCTTCTACCCATTTGTTGAATAGCAAAAGCTTGTATTTCTTCATTATACTTTGTTTTATACAGGTTGTACATATCTAAGGGTCCTTTTAAATAAGAAAATGCTTCTGTTAAAACTCCGTGCAATAACATAGATTCTTGATATTGTGATAAATAGGTAGCAGTGCTGCTATCAAAATGAGGGGGTGTTACGATATAATTTAATTGTACCCCATATGCAATATTTGGAGTAGGTGCAACAACAATAGTTGCATCATCCCAATTCGCATAATATTTAGGTTTTCCTGTAGCACCTGTACTATTGTACTCTGATATAAAACTTGTGTCTCTTTTTTCCATGAATTCTCTATCACTAGTAATTGTTGCATCAGCAAATACTTGAAGGGATCTAATAATTAAAAAATCTGCAGGAGTTACTAAGTATCTTTTATTAGCAGTGAATGAAGAGGTAGCGTATTTTCTAGTATCATCATAATCAACTTGTCCTGCAATATCTAATTCTGTATTTCTAATAAATTGATCAATTAAGGTATCAGATAATACATTACTATCTACTTCTGTGTAGTTTCTTACCTGGGTTAAAAAATCTGAATGTGATATAGCCATTATGTAATACTCACGGTTACGGATTTAATTTGAATAGATAACTGTCTTCTTCTATTTTGTAAAGAAGGATCCGCAGGTTTCATTGCAGAAGTTCCTTGATTATCAAAAGCAAAATCTCCAGGAAGTGTTAAATTAGCAACACCAACAGATGCTCCACCAGAATCAGCTTGTACACCATCTCTATTTGTCGGTTGTTGAAATCTTTGTGGTCTTGTATTTTGTAATGCAATTGCATCTGCTACAGTTCTTCTACGTCTTATTTGTGGATGTTTAGGTTCAAATTCAGAGTAATGAACTAAAGAGCCATTCCACTCTTTGACCATTTCATTATACGGAAATGCCATACCGGATCTATCAGATATAGCTAATGCACTTTTACCTGTAGCAAATTTTGGCATACTTAAACTCCATTAGGATAAAAAGATTGTGGAGTAATAAATGTCGATGCTCTTTGACCATCTTCATCTAACGCTCTTTTCAATTCATCCTCATAAATTAATTTATTTTGTTGTACTAATTGAGGTGCTTTTTTCATAGCTATGTAATAAGCTAATCCCGCACACATGCATGGTAAAAATCTATATGCAACATCTGCATCATTGGTGTAAGAACCTGCATCTTCAATTCTTTTAATTACATAAAATTTAAGTGTATTATAAGTATTTAAATCTGGTGCTTGGTATAAATAAATCTTTGGTGTTGTTTGTCTATCCACATAATATTGTGAAGGTTGTCCAGTTGCTAATTTATTTGGTAATGCAGCATATGCAGATCTATCAATTTTAGTTATTGAAACATCCTGTGTATTTGCATCATCTGATGCTGCTGCAGTTGAGGATACATATGCTTCAAGCACATCATTTACATCCGAATCAACTGTATATTCTGCTTGCCCTGCAACTAAAGGTATTTCGTTTAATTCTGTTTTCCAAAGATGAATACCTCTGTTACCCCACTCAGCAAACAATAAATCTAGACTTCTTCTTGCAGAACGTAAATCATAACCAGAAGTGGTGCTAAGACCACATCTTTCAAAACCTTCATCAATTATTTCATCAATATTCAGGTTAAAACTTGTCGTTCCTGATGTAGCCATTTAAATGTTCTCCTTTTTAGCGGCCGCTTTGAGAGTGTAAAGCTTCTCCTTTTTGCGGTTGTACAACTTATTTGATTGTACCACTTTTAAACTAAATTTTGAAGACCTTAGGTTTTTTGCTATTGGGTTTCTTTTTGACTTGTAATCTTTTCTTTTTTTCACCTCTAGCGCCTCTTAACTTGCCTTCTATTTGTTGTGGTATTTGTGATCGTCCTATTGGCATTATACTAAATCAGTAGCCTTTCCTATAATTGGTTTATATTTAGTTTTACCATCTTCTTTAAAAGCTCGCAAGAATTGTTTTCTACCTTTTTCAGGAACATAGGATACATGACACCATCCACTATTTGGTTCTCCTGGAACATAGAACTCTAAAATCATTTGATCATAATCTAGGTTTTTATAAATCCAATCACAAACTTCTGCGTTGTCTTTACCTGGACATTCGAAATCAACGGCTTCAGCTTTACAGTGCTGGCTATCAATCGAACTTCCTATTTTTAAACATAAATCTGGACTACGATAGCCGCTAGTCACTAAAACAGGGCCGAAGTGATCACGTACCGGTTGAAGTATATTTTCACACAATAATTTTAATTTTTCTATTTGATTAGCATTTGGATTATTATCAATGTTTAATCTAATTGCTGTATCGGATTTTGTTAACTCTTGAAGAGTAAAATTTCTGGAAAGGTTCATTATTTTGGTTTTATAATCTTGTCTATACTTATACTACCATCTATATTTTTTTCAACAGTAGCCTCTACTTCCCCGCACATTAATCTTTTATTATTCATTTCCATGTTTCGTGATGCTTCTCTCTTCATCTTAAGACATGTCGATATATCCGGCTGAATACGGTGCTCTATTAATTCACCACCTATAAATAAACATAATGCAATAACTGTTTGTATCATTAGTGATTACCATTAAGTTTACCAATATTAGCTCTAACGCTATCTTTTAATTTTTCTGTATCTATTCTTAATCGTTCTACATCCATTTGTAGTCGTTCAATATTAACTCTATTGTTCATCATACCATCAACTCTTATCGTTAATTTTTCTAATCCTTCTGCTATATGTTCTAGTAACATAAATTGTTCTTGATCAATTGGTTTTTGTGCTGATGCTTCTAATAAGTCTTGTTCAAATAATTTATTTGCTGTTTCTAGTGCGTTCAATCTTTCAATAACACCAAACGCAAACCACGCGCCAATAACTACCGCTGCGATCAATCCTATTAAATTACGTAACGGAAGACCGATACTTGTATTGTCGTCGATTTTTATTGACATGATAAACACTCATCAGAATCAGAATCTAATTCTGTTAACGCTTCTTCCTTACATTGTTGACTGCAAAATAAATCAAATTCATCTTTTGGTTCAAACTTTTTTTTACATTGTTTACATTGCTTCATCGTTGTACTCCTTAAATAGCCAGTTTACGTATCTTTGCCATAAAGATAATTTTTTGGGTTTTGATTTTAACACTAAAGGTGTACAGCTGCAACTATCACAAATACAACTATCACATTTATTTGTATTTAAATTATAACCTTTGCCATAACAATGACATGCATGATCACATATTTTACATTTTTTCTTCATCTTTGTCCTCAATACTATAAAACATTTTATCAGAATCTTCTGTTACCCAATCACCGCCTTCTGCATCCCAATACGTAGTTTGTACTTTGTAATCGGGCCATTCATTCTCGGTTGTGTAACTATTAACATGCCAAATGATTCTGTTGTTTGGCTGCGCGGCGAAGTTGCCGTTTTCTAATTGCATTATGTGAGCACACTTATGTTCTTGTGGAATCTCAGAATGTTCAACGTCTAATATATTAGTGTCTGGATGTGCCCAGTCAATAGTAAATAAGTATTGACCTTTGTAAAATTTTTTATCTTTACCTAAAAATTTACCGTTTATACCATCCAACCAATCAAAGCAATGCACGCTAGGATAATAACTAAAACAGTTCCACAGTTGTAACTCGTTCGTCTGCATATCCGGCACATCGGCTCGATCATATTGTTTTTGGAAAAACGCTGAGATAGGCAAACGCCAAAAGCACGCACCATTGGGTAGCATGATGTTAAATAAGAGAGCCCTTCCTGAAATAGAGCTAACACCAAAGATAACGCATTCACGACTATCGTTCTTATATTTTTCATCCATGTCATAAAGATATTCCCTCCTTATTTTGCAGTAAATGGGTGGTATATTCGCATTTAAATAGGCCATAGTTCCTCATATTATTTAATTTCGCCCCAATTAGGACCCTTTTCATAATCAACTTTATTAGGAACTTCTAGATTTACTGCCTGTTCCATTATTTGTTTTATTTTATCAGCTTGTGATTCTGATTCAATAGAAAAATCTAATTCATCATGTATTTGTATATGACCTATTAAACCTTCTTTATATAAATCAACCATTGCTTTTTTAGTCATATCTGCAGCTGATCCCTGAATTAATTTATTTAAAGCTTTATAAGTAAATGCTCTACGTGTTGAATTTTCATGCCAATAATTTTTCTTTGGATTACCATCTTTATCTTTTATAATATTACCTTCAAAATCTTTTAAGTGAGGGCCCATTTCTTGTAGTTCTCTCATACGTTCATCATCTTCTGGTGGTACATATGTTCCCCAATCTGCACCTCTTAAGATAGGTTCATACTTAGGAAACCTACAACGTCTGCCTAACAATGTTTTAATTTGTCCTCTGGACTCTGCAGCTTTCATAACTTTATTCATCAACTGTTTAACGAATGGCGCTTGACCGTGATATTTTGCAAATAGTTCTTCTGATTTTTCTTTTGATACACCTAACTCACCTTGTAGTTTTGCTTTACCCATACCATAAAACAAACCTAGATTAATTGTCTTAGCTTGTGATCTTGGTATTGATGCCATCTCTGCAACTATTTTGTGAAAGTCTGTTGAAGGATCATTTTCATATGAGTCTGCAATTGTATTTACAGAAGGGAGTCCAAATTTTAATGCATAGTGTGCAACCAATCTTGGTTCCTGTTGCGAGTAATCAAATGTTCCCCAGTTACAACCTTGTTCAGGTATAAACAATGATCGAAGGAGTGGCCCTGTTTCCGGATCCCTGGCGGGTATCTGCTGTAGGTTTGGATTCGAATAACTAAATCGTCCGGTAACAGTTCCACCATCATCCGATCGTATTTGATTGATGTCTGCATGGATTCTGCCATTGTGTTCATGCTTAAAAATAGTGTCAATAAATGTAGTTCTGACCTTGTTTATTTTTCTAGCTTCTGCTATCATGTTGACTACAGGATGAGCATGATTAGTAATAAAATTTTTTGTAAATGAAGGAGAGTCCGTCTTTTCAGTTCGGCTATAAGGTAGCTTCAGTTTTTCAAAAACTTTGGCAATGCTTGCTGCAGCCCATATCTGAGTATCTACTCCTGTTTCTATTTTTATTTGTTGCAATAGGTTTTGTTCTTTTGCTGCCAGTGCTATTTTTAATTGACCGGCTTTTTCAATATCTACCCGCACCCCTAGGTGACGCATATCAACTAGACAAGGAAAAAGATCAGTCTCTAAATTAAATATATCTTGAAGATCATCTTCAACAATTACTTTTTTTAATTTGTGCCAAAGTCTTAAAGTTAGTTCAGCATCTTTTTCACCATAAGCTCCAACTTCCATCGCAGGCATTCTCCACATATCTGCTTTAGGATCCAATCCTCTTTCTTTAGCAGCGTCGTTTAATCTTGCTTCGCTTTTACCTTCACCTAAATGATGCCAAGATAAAGTATTCAACGTATATGAGAATCTGTTTTCATCTATTAGACTGGCTGCAATCATTGTATCTACGATTAAACCATTGATTTTTATACCTAAATTACGTATCCAACATACGTCATACATTGCGTTATGAAATATTTTTGTAGCAGGTGATGCACAAATATCTTTAAACCATTCTAAAGTTTTCTTTCGATCTAAGTTTGGTCCTTCTTCATGAGCTATTGGAAAGTATCCTTTGTATCCATCTACAGCAACAGCTATACCTACAACTTCACCATTACCGGTGATTGCACCAGAACCAATAGATTTTAAATCAGGATCTCTAGTCTCTAAGTCAATTGCAATTTCATCTGCGTTCCTTAAATCAGGAAACTCTGTAGGCATGTTCCATTCTGTCTGTGGTACTATCATATTAACCTAGTCCAAAAGTAATAAGTACATATAGTCATAAAACATAAATCGTAGACTGCTAATATATTCATTTCTTTTTACCCATGTCTTTCATCTTTTTAATTTCTAATTCACAATAGTGAATTACTTTTTCTAAATCTTGTATACCATTTTTATTTTTATAACGGCACACATATTTTATAACATTCCCTTGGAAAAAAGAAAGCTCATTCTTTGAAATAAACTCGTAAGGTTGGATGTGAAAATCTTTGTAGTGACTCCCACCTATTTGCTTATCTTGTGGAAAAGCACTTTCAAACATATCTTTACTTGTCATAATTGATAACCCTTTCTTGATTTGTTTAGTTTTAGTTTATATAAATTGTTACGTGCTCTTGTAGTTCCTACGTACCAAACTCTATGTTCTTCATCGGCTTTATCTTGACTTTGTTTTATTGCTTTGATGATTTTATCACCCATGTCTAAACATAGAATTACATTGTCTTGTTCTCCACCTTTAATAGCATGTATAGTGGATAACCATATTCTTGCAGGTTCTTTTAAATTTTCTTTATTCTCTAATAAATTTACTAAATATTCTTTATCAATATCTTTAACTAATTTAAATGCATCAAACCAAGTTTTATTTTTATTTAGTTTCACATCTCCTGTAAAATCTTTTATATTTTTTATTTCTTCTTCTGTTAACTCTTCACCTTTACGCCATTCATTATAGCTATTCATAGCATTAAACATTCTGACTTTAATACTTTTACCTCTGTTACTTTCAAAATATAAACCTTTTTCTATTAACATATCTTGTATTTTTAAAAGTTTAGATACTGTTCTAGTTAAAATTAACCATTTACCTTTAGTTAAATCTATCTCATCTAAATTGTATATCTCTTCGCATTTACCTTGATAGTTTCTTGGATAATATTTTTTTAATTTTCTAACACCTATAATATTATTAATAGGTACAGTTGATTGTAATTGAACTGATTTAGATATTCTTTTTGAATATTTCAAAGTCTTTTCTTTCGCAGGTTCTTCAATAAATCTTTTTACATCTGCACCGGCCCATGCAAATATGGCTTGATCATCATCACCCGCTAAGTAAATATCTTTAGTTTTTGTTTTTAAAATATCATATAGTTTCCACTGTAATGGTGATAAATCTTGAGCTTCATCAATAAATATAACATCAAACTCAGGTATGTTTTCTGGTTGACTAATTAAAATTTCAATCATGTTATTAAAATCCAATAATTTTTTTTTAGATTTATATTCAATTAAATTATTGTAGATATGATTTAAAGGTGTCCAGTCTACATTTTTTGGATCATGTTCTTCTAAATCAAATTCTTTTCTAATATCTGTACATTTATTTACAGCTCTATTTATTATTTGAAAGTACGGGTTTTCAAAACCTAAGTAAAAAGATTCATCTTTATTATATCTATCATAAAATTTTACTTGAAGATTTAACTTCTTACCAAATTCCTCATAGTGATAAGGTTGCATAATATCTTCTTGACTAATATTTAAGTCATTAACTTTTATACATTCAAATGCTAAAGCGTGTAATGTTTTAAAATATTTTAATTTTTTGTTTTCAAAAGGCATTCTTTGTTTAGCTTCCTCCGCAGCTTTCTTAGTAAAAGCAAAATAACCAATACGGTGTAAAGGTATTTTATATTTTCTAGCATAAGCTTTTGCTCTGCTAATTAATCTATAAGTCTTACCTGTACCTGGAGGACCATAATATTTATAAATCATACTATATTGTCTTGACTTTCTATTTCGATAGTTTCTTTAACTTCTTCTGGTTTTTCAAAAATATGTAAAGGTATTCTTGCTACTCTTATTGGTTTAAAATAATTACCTTCATCGTCTTGACCTGGAAATCTTTTTTGTTTACCAAATAAAGCTCTTCTGTTTTGATCCTTATCTTCATTATTAAATAGTTCATGTGAAATCATGTATGATGTTTTCTGTGCATCGTATTTCCATTCTTCATTTTTTAATTTGTCAAAGAATTTATCAAACACAAACCATGCAAACTCACCTTCAACTAAAGGTCTACCACTTTCAAATGACATATAGTTTGTTGCCTGAGCCCCGTATATATGTTTCTCCAATAATTTTTTAAGTATATCAATTGGACTAGTTCCTTCTGCAGGTTCTATAATTTCTATTTTATCTTTACCACTTATTGATTTTAATATTTCATCAAACTGATCTTGTTTAATTGATGGTGCTACAATAATAGCTTGTTCAAACAACACCGTTTTAAATTCATGAACCTGTGTTAGTTTATAAGTATTTTTTAAATGAAGTTGTATAGTTTCTTTTTCGTCTGGATGTTCTACAGTCACTCTCCATTCTGGATTAGGTTTAATATTTATTTTTTGTAAATTACTTAGTGTTGGATAGTTTGCTTTCTCTCCAGATAAAACACCAAACTTTCTCTTTATACATAATGCTTTCATACAGTTTGGTTCTAATAATGGATCTGTACAAGTAAAACCTTTCTTTTGTTTTTCCCAACTACCTATTTTCTTTTCTATATGTGTATCAGTCCAATGCTCATCAAACGTAAAATATTTTCTACCTGCTTGTACAACCATTTTCTTCCAAGTATCTTCACCAGGATATTTCTTTTTAGCCATTACCATGTAATTATATAGGAACCTATCTCTACCATCTGTAAATACCATAATTTCTTTAGTTAATTTTTGTAGACATGGTGGTCCATCTTCAAATTCTTCTCCACCACCTTTTAATTCAGAATAAATTATATCTTCTTTTATTTTTTTAAAATCTTTTGGATCTACTAAATTTAATCCAACTGTTTGTACAAATTTTTCAAATGGCATTTGACTACCATCTATATCTAATGCTTTTCTATCATTACCGTTGTATGGTAAATTTATAAAATTACCATTAGATACTGTTCCATCAGTTGATATTAACTGTGTTTGTTTTGGAAATATCTCTGTTGCATGTGGTAATTTAAATGGAACCAACAACTCTTCTAAAAAACTTCGTATCTCTTTTGCTTTAACCAACCGAGCGGTGAATACATATAAATGCAGTCCACCACTCTTTGATAATATAGGTATTATTGGTAGGTTCTTATCTTGGATGACATCAAGATAAAATTTTTTATCTATTGGATATTTATCCACATCAATTGCACCAAACCTTGCCATACCCTCATCGGTACATGGTTGTATTCCAATTGATTTAATTCCTTTTAAATGATCTAAGTAATCTTGATCAGTGACTGGTTCTTTAGTCCATTCATGTTTCCATTTTTTCTTTCCTGTTTCCGGATCTATGTAACCGTCATCAACTTTGCAGACACCATAACTTCTCGTTAGTCCACTAAAATATTCTATGTATTCTTTCATTTGTCATCCTTTTTAATTAATAAAGGTGGGCCAGTCTCCCGACCCTACCTTTTCTTGCAAGTGTTCCCTTAGGGAATTAGATAATCTCTTCAGATTTTGTTTCTCCAACTTTCTCGTACTTAGGTTTACTTGAACCCGCTGATACTTGTTTTTGAAACTCTTGAGCCATCATGTATATAGCTGCATCTTTTCCATCAGATACATCTAACATCTTAGATATTGATGGTTTGTATACATGCCAAGTTTTATCTCCTGCATTTTTTTCTACAGTTTGTAATTTAAAAACTGCAGAGTATGCTGCCGGTTGAAAAGAACCTTTATCATCTGTCATTCTTAAATTAGAAATCAGATCATTTAGTTTTCTTGCCGGTGTAAGATTAGATGATCTCATAGTGATCACCGCTTTTCTTGGCGCACCATCTACCATTACAATAATGTAGAAGTACATAGTTTTTTCAATATAGTTACCATTTAGTAGTCTATATTTTATACCACGCATTTCTTCTTTTGCATTAGCAGGTGGAGTTAAATGTGTTCCAACAGGTGCTGATGGACTATCACCCATCTCTTGCCACTCTGGATATCTAGTTTGTGTATGTGCTACAATAACTTCGATACCTTTCTCTCCGTCCATAGGTTTACCAAAACTAGCAGAATATAACATACCAGGTTCAGCACCTTCTACATGTTTAGGGCTTCTTGAGTTACACTCTGGCGATAGTTGGTGTAAGATTTTCAGAATCGGTGTTGATACGTCATCTGATTTGATTTCCTCTGCACCTTTACCAGAATCGGCTCTAAGGTTTAGAGTTGCTAGTGCACCTGCACTATTCTTTTTTACGACTTGTTTGTCCATACTATTTACTCCTTTATTAGTTTAGTATTTTATTAGTTTATTTTTTATTAGTTACACTAGTTCGGTTTCCCTCTAGTGTATTAAACAGATCAGCGGGAACTTCATTACCTTTTTCTTTCCATTCACGCATTACTGCAGAGAGTCGAGCGTGGTGAACCTTCTCTTGTTGAGTTGGTTCATAACCACGCTCCCTCGCAAGGCTAGCGTATTCGACAGCCTTGTTATCTTCGCCTTGGCCAAATGTTACTGTGATGTTATTATCAACAATATCACCTAAGCCATTGTCTCGAAGCCATTGTATACCTTCCTCTTTTTTTTCTGCTCTAAAGGAAGCATAAAACTTTTTACCTACTGATAGTTCAGAACCATCTTTTAGTTTCAAAGTTTTTAAATTTTGTTTCTCCATTATATCTGGAATAACATGTTCACTAATATATTTTTCTTGTTCTTTAAGTTCTTTTAATTTTATTTCTGCTGCTAATATCTGTGCACCAACAGATTTAAATTGTTCTATCGCTTCTGATAATTCATTGACATCAACTTTATCAGTTTGATCAGGTGCATCCTGTCTTAAATTTATATTCATAATATTTCCTTTCGTAAAAGGTATATATAGGAGAATTTTATATTGTCAACTAGTTTTGAAAAA